AAATTTGATCTCGACCGACCCGCGCACCGCATCATCCAGCACCGACTTCAGCTTCTTGCGATTAGGGTCGAATGGGATTTTAAGATATGCGACGACCCGCGGCTGACCGTCTACCGTCTCGATCTTTGTCAGTTCGGGTTGCGCATCGAAAGACTCACCATCAATTTCGATTTGATGCGGCGGACAAACAAACTTCTTCTTGCTTGGCGCGATCCTATCCTGCAAGAACGACAACGAGTCGCCCTCATCTTCTCCGCTGCCTTCCATCGGGCGCATTGAGCTAAAGGCCAGAGCCGCAAAAGCCTCACCCCATTTCTCAACCGCCTCTTCCTGTTTGACAATTATCGCGACCTCAAACTCAGCCTCACGACCATCGGCTGAATCACTTTTCCTGACTGTGGTTCGTTGGATCCCTGCTGTCATCTTTCCTTCGATTTTCATGGTCATTCCTGTTCTTGGGTTTTCGCTTCTTGCTCTTCGGCGCCTTTGCATCCCGCGCAATAGGAATCCTTGTGCGGGCGCTTTTCGATCAACGGATTTCTCACAATAAATATAGCCCCACAGCCACAACGAATCTCGCGCCCAAATTCGCTGGTAGGCGGAACTGCATGCCAGACCCCAATGCGGTCAGCAGTGTAAAGCGGTTTGGTCATGCTTCCCCCGTCCGCTTGCTCCAGCAACGCTGGCACCAATATTTACCAGCGGGGTCCACATGCGTTCGATACGCATGTGCATTACATAATGATGGTATTTTTTTGCCGACATACGGAGCACTCGATAATGGTTCCATTCTCGACCTTACCCTCGAATTTAATTTCTGTTCCGCAATGCGGGCAATCGAGCGACAAGGGTTTTTTATTAGCCATCATGACCCCTCCGCTTTTTGGTCTTCGGCTCCGGCTTTAGCCTGTATTTGTAGCCACGCCATCAACGCCTCGCGCATCGCAGCACCACGCGATGGATTGTATGGTATCTTTTTTCGTACGGCATCCAGCTTTTTTACAACTCCGGGCTCCACATGCACACCAATATATATAGATTTTGGCATGATGTTCTTATCTATTTTATTTTTATTTTTGTCAATGCTAAAAATATTGTTGCAATATGCAAAGCTATGAAGTACATTCTATGTATGGGCTCAAGATTGAGCTCAAGGAGCAGGCACATGGCAGCAACAACGGCAATCACTGGCAGCGGCGTAATCATCGATATTTGTTCATGCGATAAGGAGTACACCGAGGCCGATATCAAAGCGGCGCCCGGGGTCAAGCGCGTACAGGGTGGCGGCACAGACGCCTATTACTGGTGGAATTGCCACGGCGGCCAGGACCAGCGCGGCGACCCGTGTAAATCTCTACGATGTGCGATCGAGCGAGACGGCCGCCTTATGCCGCAGCCGTCAGTCACGATGCGAATGGCATCATCCATCGACGCATCAGGCGCGGCTCATTTTCACGTCGCTCGCATTGCCCTCGAGAAGCCATCGACCATGGAGGCCGATAAAACCTTCATCGAAACCTTATGTGACCGGGCCAAAGCCCGGTCAGCGCAAACCGAAATCGCTACGCTTAAGACAATCGGACTTGGTGGCAAAAGGCTCGAAGATGTGTAGCGTACAGATGAGCGGCCTCGAGCTTTGCGCCCAATATCAGGCCAGGGCCGAAGCTATGCTACGTCTGACAATCGCGAACATACGCATCCTTGCCGCGGCTCATGACTGTCCACAATCGCGAGCGGCGCTCAACATGATTGCCGACGATCTAGCTCATGGCGTCACAATAGACGATCCTGAACTCGGCGGCTATCCTATCTCTGATTAAGGGGGAGACCATGCGGCATACCACTATTGAGACCATGCTTAGGGACGTACCGATAAAGGTCAAGACCACGGTCTATGATGACGGTGTGGTGCACGTCGAGCAAGTATTGCTTACTAACGATATGGCTGGCCCACTGCCGCAACCCGTTGAGCTACCTTACGGCATGCTCGGCGACAAAGATATCGAAGCCATCGAGGAAGAGGCTCGCACCAGCGTGCAGGGTCAACGCGATGACGAGACAGAGGCTAATGCTAAGGCTCGCGAAGATACTTGTGGTAAGCTCTTAAGCATAATCATTGCTATAGGTTTAGGTTTAGCAGGTGGAGGAGGTAGATATGTGTAACCCTCTCAGAGAAGCAAACGAGCGACTTGAACGGGCTCGCGCTGAATATCATGAGGCGCTTAAGCCTGGCAATCTTGAGGCGACATTAGTCTGCGTCGCGATAGATAAGTTATTCCAGACGCGGCAAATGGTGTGCAGGGTTAGATATAATCTCGAGGTATTGAACTTGGAGCGACAATCATGAGCGAAAAAGATGGTGGGCCTGCGTACCCAACAGAGCATTTTGATGAGGAAGGTACGCGCATGATTGATAGAGGCGCAAGCCTGCGCGATTATTTCGCGGGGTTAGCGCTTAATGGTCTGATTAGTTCCATTGGAGATGAGGACCTTCGCGGTGGTGATGCTGAGGAGTTTATTCAGCACTATCATGCGATGGCCAAAGATTCTTACTCATATGCCGACGCCATGCTCGTGGCGCGGGGGCCGGAACAAGAACAACGCGTGGCCTTGCAGCCAAGCGAGTCTTGCCACACGTGCCTAAATATAGACGTAGGCGAAAGCATAGATGAGGGATGCTGGACAGGCTGGCAGCAACGGCCGGAGGAGCCCAAGAAATATAGACGTAGGCGAAAGCATAGATGAGGGATGCTGGACAGGCTGGCAGCAACGGCCGGAGGAGCCCAAGCCATGAATCTTCGTCGCGAGCCACCACTACGCGCCCGCGAGCTTGGCGAGCAATCGGTAGTGCGAGCTCTTAATGCTCGCCCAAGGCCGCTCACCCCGAAGGGTCCGGGGATACTTAAGCGGCTGATATCTACGCTAATGCGATGGAAAAGAAGAAAGAGGCCCGCACCTACCCCCTCTCCCGTATGCGCGAGTTGTCATAATTTTATGCGACTCACGCATATAAGTAACGAAGGAATAAGGGTATATAGTTGCAATTATTGTGGCACTATGAGGTTAGGTTAATGACTTCGATAGGTTCCGCCGCATCAGAGCTGAGAATAATGGCAGCGGCGGGAGCCGGGATGGTCCCGGGTAAATTGCTGACGGCAGTAGAAATGTACCCCCCTATTGCCGTCATCTCAAAACGAGATTCCTGGGTGGTCCAGGAACGGTGGTGAGAGATTTGACATGTAACTGCCTAAAGCCTCTTGCCACCGACAATCGAGGATGGTGTCATCAGTGAGCGCCTTAACTATCGAAATATCGCGCGGTTCGCATGCCCCCTGCCAGGGCGCTTGTTCCCGCGCGAGAACGGTGGCGAGTTGCTTCGGCGAGGAGTATCGCGTGTGTGGGCGACTCGCCACCCAAATCGAGGAGATAGGTAGATGGTAATGCCTCCAGTAAGACCAAGCTCATTGCCATTGGCGCACGAATGCCCCAGCTCAATACTTCCCGCCGAGCATCCAATCTCTCGTGGCAGTGAGGCCAGCGACATAGGCCAAGCACAGCACTATGGCGCTGGCGCTATCGAGCTTGGGAAACCTTACGATGTGGTTGCGATAGCTCGCTCCTATAGTGTCGATACCGACGAGCTTGCTATCCTATTATATCAAACGGCCAAAGCCTGGGGATACTTGCAGCGCTATTTTCCCAACCCGCGTGTTGAGTATCGACTACACTCCGAGTTACTTGGCGACGGCACGGGCGATATCGTCGAGCATAATGGCGACACGGCCGCGGTCAACGACTGGAAGAGTGGCCGCGTGCAGCGCAACTACCGCTGGCAGCTATGGGGCTATGCCTACGACCTGCGCGAGACGTTGGGCATGCCGCGCAGCGGTGTCATCGACTCCTCGACTGCGTGGGTGCGCACTGGCGATATTGAGATGCATCCATTTTCCGACGCCGAGCTCGACGCAATGGCGGATGAACACCGGGCACTTGAGAGCAAGATTGGCGAGGTCTATTCACCAGGCGAGCACTGTGGCTTCTGTCGCCGACGCAATGAATGCGGAGCGCATGCATCAGCAATACGAGCTGCAGCGACAGCCTTAATGCCCTTAATCCAGGCTCTTTCTGAGAGCATTCCATATGGTTTGACATCCATAAAACTGGCTCATCTCTACCCACAAGCAAAGTTACTCGAAAAGGCGCTCACCAATTACAACGAGATGCTCAAGGCTTCCCTCGCCGATAGCATTAAACTCGCAGTGGGCGATGGTCGCATACTCTATCTCGCCGAAGTCCAACGCACGCAGCTCGACCCGACGTTGGCAATCGCCACGCTTGAACGAGAGCAATGGACTCAAGATGAAATCATGGCTTGCGTCGAAGTCAGCAAGGGTAGGGTCGAGGATATCGCCGAGGCTCAAGGTCGAGCAACCAAGGTACGCGGCGCCATCAAAGCGGCGCGAGAGAAGATACTTACCCAGCTCGAACAATCGGGCGCGGTTTCTAAGGTAATTCAACAACGACTAACTATCGGAAAGGCAGAATAACTATGGCAAGACAGCAAAGAGCAGATGATCGCGATGGGCGTGACAACCGCGGGCTCAATGATGACATCGGTGATGGCGAGATAGTACCCGCGGGCCAAAGCGATAGCGCTCTCACGGCCATCACTCGTGGTGAAGTGGACATGCAGGTGAGCACTGCCAAGCGCTACCCGCGGAGCATTGCACGATTTCAAAAAAGCGCGCTCTCCATGGTGACGGCTGACAAAGATACGGCAGCATCATGCTTCTATACGCTCCCGCGCAAGAAGAAAGACACGAAGACGGGCGTACAAATCTCCGTGACCGGGCCATCGGTGCGGCTGTCTGAGATTGCGGCCGCAACCTGGGGAAATCTACGAATTGAAGCTCGACCAATCGAGGAGAGCGACACCACGGTCACTGCTCAGGGCACCGCGTGGGATATGGAAAACAATGTATTAGTGCGGTTAGAGGTCAAGCGCAGGATCACTGATAAGGACGGCCGAAGGTTTAGCGAAGACATGGTAGCCATGACGACGAACGCTGCAACGAGCATCGCAAAACGTAATGCTATCTTCAATGTAATTCCTCGCTCGTACATTCAGCAGCTTGATACTGCCGCTCGGGGCTGTGCTATCGGGGATATCAAGACGCTACCCGCGCGGCGTGACGAATCTATAGCCTGGTACAATAAGGTAGGAGTCACCACGGACCGCATACTTGCAGCACTCGGCAAAGATGGGCTTGCCGATATAGACCTGGAAGATCTTGAAACGCTCTATGGGTGGGGTACCGCACTCAAGGATAAGCAGGCGACGATAGAGGAGATATTCCCGCCTCCAATAATGACAGCAGGCACTGTCAAAGTGAGCAAGAACGGCGAGGCTGCTCAGAAGCCTACGGCGCCAGCGGCAAATGAAGAGCCACCTCATAATCCGATCACTGGCGAAGTCATTGACCCCAAAGCAGGCTTCTAGCCCTTGCTCATCACCCCAACTTGGAGAAGATAAATGTCCACGATAGTTGCTCTCGAAGCCACCAATGTAAAACGCCTTAGAGCGATATCTATCAAGCCTGATGGCTCCCTCGTCATAGTCGGCGGCGCGAATGGAAACGGAAAAACATCGCTCCTCGATAGTATTGCGTTTGCACTCGGTGGCAAGGACGTGATGCAGTCAGAGCCGCTACGTCGAGGTGCCGACAAGGGCCAAGTCATTGTCACCCTCGATGATGGTATGGTCGTTAAACGAACCTTCACGCCGGGCGGCGGCGGAACACTCACTGTCAGCAATAAAGATGGTGCGCGCTTCCCAAGCCCGCAAGCTCTTTTAGACCGCCTTGTTGGCAAGCTCTCTTTTGATCCCCTTCAATTCTCGCGCATGGACTCAAAGGCTCAAGCCTCAACGCTGCGCCAGCTTGTGGGCATCGATACCGCGGCCATCGAAGCTAAGCGCAAGGCCGCTTATGACCAGCGCACCGATGTGTCACGCGAGGTCAAGCGGCTACAGGGCGCTCTCGATACGCTGCCCGCGGCGCCTGAAGGGACGCCAGACAAAGAGGTAAGTATTGATGAGCTCGCGGCCGAACTCCAACGGCGCCAGGCCGTCAATGCGGAGAAGACCAAGGCCGAGCGCCTGCTTGATGCCAAACGAGCTGAGGCCATAGCTACGCGCAAGCGCGTAGCTGATATCGAGGAGCAGCTTGCTACTGCCCTCGCCGCAGTGGACCAAATCATTGCCGAGGGAAAGCAGCTCGCCGAGCAAACAATTGCAATGCCATTTGCCGACGAGGCCGAAATTATTGACCAGCTTAAAAACGCGCAGGCTATCAATGCATCTGTGCGCGCTGCAACTGAGCACCGCAAGCTAGCCGCTGAGCTTGATGCGCAGCAATCCAAGGCCATGGAGCTAACAGTCGTTGTGCAAAAGGCTGATGACGAAAAGCGCGAAGCATTAGCCGCGGCGAAGATACCGATCGAAGGTATTGCCTTCGATGAGTCAGGTATGACGCTTAACGGTTTGCCGCTCGATCAAGCATCAAGCGCTGAGCAGCTACGCGCGAGCGTGGCTATCGGCTTGGCAATGCACCCTAAACTCAAGGTGCTGCTAGTGCGTGATGGCTCACTGCTCGACGAGAAGAGCCTGGCCATGGTCGCGGAGATGTCCGAGCAAGCCGGGGCGCAGGTATGGTTGGAGAAAGTGTCGAGCACCGGCGAGGGCTGCCAGGTAGTAATTGAGGACGGAATGGTCGCTAACAGCGACAAGCCACCATCCGATGCAAATAAGTCGGCGCGGCGAATGCGCGAATCGGGTGAAGACTGACATGAAACAGATAGATGCACTCAAACAATTGATCACGGAACAGCTAAATCGCACTCGTTGCGCGATTCTAGGAGACAGGAAGGCAGGACTCACGCCTTGTGGTTGCGAACAATGCAGATGGTCGAGTCGTGCGATAAAAGCATTAGAAGGAAAACAGAACGAGAAAAAATGGTGGGGTTAATTAAGTTGTGCCACCAGGGCCGATAGTAGCGCCAAGGCGCGAAGCGGGTCTTGGTGGCGCAACGTCAGGAGTGGCATCAGCCGACGTAAACTTTAAGGATGCCCGCGAACGCCGGTGACGTACAGGGCGAGCCCCGTAGGCGTGCCTTGGCAGTGGAGAGTAACTGCCACTTTAAAGGAGGATTTCAAAAAATGACAGTAGAACATTGCCATGAATGTGGATCACAACTTTGCAACCACGGTAGTTGCCCGCAATGTCGGCCATGCAAACAATGCAATGGCGGTGATCGAGCTAACAAATTCTTCGGCTATGAGAACGAAGAGGGCAATTCATCCAATGATTATAGGAGTGGTAATTATAGTCAATGCATGGATGAAGAGTAACTGCCACTTACAACAAGGAGATTGAGATGGCAACAAAGAGCAAGAAGGTAACACAGAATATTTTTTGGAAGCCAGGGCAACTATATCTCATACGCACAGTAACTATGTACATCTTGGGTGAGTTAGTTTCGATGGATGAACACGAGATTACTCTGCGCGATGCTGCATGGATTGCCGACATGGGAAGATTCAGCGAGGCGCTCCTAACGGGTAAGTGCTCCGAAGTCGAACCCGCTCCTGAAGGATTGTCCATCGTAGGACGGGGAGCGATTATCGACGCTTACCGGTGGCCGCACGATCCACTGCGCATGGTGATTTAATGGACGCCGCCATAGCAAGAATTAGCTATGAAATATCGCTATCGCTGTTGCTGTCGCGGTCGCTGTCGCTGTCGCGGTCGCGGTCGCGGTTGCTGTCGCTGTCGCGGTTGCGGTCGCGGTCGCGGTTGCTATCGCTGTCGCGGTCGCTGTCGCGGTCGCGGTCGCGGTCGCGGTTGCTGTCGCGGTCGCGGTCGCGGTTGCTGTCGCGGTCGCTGTCGCGGTCGCTGTCGCGGTCGCTGTCGGGGTGATCACATGAACAACGAAGAGTATTATACTGCAAGGAGATTGAGATGAGTGAAGAAAGCTATTTAGCCGCGATTAACCTTAGCGCAAATCTCGGCAATTTGCTTGTGGCCAAAGATGAACGCATTCGCGAGCTTGAGAAGGACAACGCCGCTTACATCGAGCGAATAGTTAGGCTTACGAATAGAGTTAGTGAGTTAGAGGAATCGGTAAAGTGGGCTGACTCTAACATTAACTCTTTTGCATTGCCTGCTGATGCGAGGGAATTCAGTGCAGAGCTTCGCAAGAAGGCTGGACTATGAGCACACCAGCTAATGGCTCTAACTAGGAGGAAATGATGTTTGTACTATGGCTGAATCCAATGACTGATAATTGCGAATCTCGTAAAGCAGTAGCGAAGGCCGACACACGAGAAGCGCTTGAACAATTGCTCGAACGCGAGTGTATAGAGCCCTATCAAGATGGTTGCTGGCATAAAATCTACCGCAAGGGCGGTCCTCTGGAGTGGTATAATGCTCCCGCTGATTTATTCACTCCTCCTCCAATCGGAATAGCCGAATGTCTGAGCGAGGAGCAAGCCGTCGAACGTACGCGGCAAGATTATCGCGAGTGGATTTCAACCGTACTTGATGCTTCGATGATGGGTTAACTATGACCACCGACGGCCCCAATCGCAGGCAATTCGGTTCACGCCAGGCACGCAACCGCCAGCAAAGCGAAATAAATAGGTGTGCCAATACTATGGCGAAGGCGATCAAGAAAGAGAAACTAGCCGCAGAAGTACACTCGCAAGATTGCGTTGGGCAAATCATAAATACGAGTTTTGATAAGGTGTTTGGGAAGGCAAAGCCATGAGCGGCAAGACTAAGATAGCTTGGTGCACGGGCACATGGAATGTGATAGCGGGATGCTCCAAGGTCAGCTCGGGATGCAAAAATTGCTATGCTTTGCGCATGGCTTGGCGTCTTGCTCATAGCTCAAATGCCAAAATACGAGAGACTTATAAAGGGCTGGTACGACACGGATGCGAGCAGAGTTGCAATAGCTGCGAGCATAACTCTTGTGGTTTCGAGGAACCATATACCTGGACCGGCGAAGTTCGCTGCCTACCCGAGGAACTATCAAAGCCACTGCACTGGAAAAAGCCGAGATGCATTCTCGTTTGCTCGATGTCCGATTTGTTTAACGAGAAAGTGTCTAACGGGTTTATCGTCGACGTGTTTAATGTGATGAACGCGTGCCCACAACACCAGTTCATGATTTTGACGAAACGCAGCAAGAGGATGAGGGAGTGGTATAGGTGGGTATCGACACCGTTCATTGGATCCCCAAACCAGGGGTGTTTGCCTGCGATGTGTGATAGATGGGAATGGCCATTGCCTAATGTATGGATTGGCGTCAGTGTTGAAGACCAACCCACCGCCGATGAGCGCATATCGGACTTGCAGGCGACGCCCGCGGCGAGGAGATTCGTGTCGCTGGAGCCGTGTCTGGCCCCGGTCATATTCAAAGACGAGTGGCTAATGTCATGCCATGATTGCGGCAATGAAGGCTCGATAGCTTATGACTCAAAACCAGGAACTATCGCGGGAAGATTATGCTTAGATGCCTGCGAAAAACGCGGCAATCCGGCATCTATTTCGCTCGTGATTATGGGCTGCGAAAGCGGCCCTCACGCTCGCCCCATGGAGCTTGATTGGGCGAGGCAAGTCCGCGATGCCTGCGTCGCCGCCAAGGTGCCGTACTTTTTAAAGCAAGCGAACATTGGCGGCAAGCTCGTAAAAATGCCTGAGCTAGATGGCAAGGCGTGGGATCAACTTCCCGAGGTGAAGCATGGCTAGGCGGCGGCAATGACTGGCCTCACGCTCGAGCTATTTTCATGCTCAGGCGGCCTCGCCGAAGGCCTCCGCCGCGCCGGTATCATAATCGACATGGCCTTCGATTTTGATATCGACGCCTGCGATAGTTATGAACGCAATCTGGGCCATCGGCCCGTACGAATGGACGTACGCGACTTACTGCGTATGGTCCGCGGCGGGTGGTCACCGGGAGAAATTGGGTTGGCTGTTTTTGATCCTCCGTGTACCCCCTGGAGCCGCGCCGGCAAGCGCCAGGGCCAAGCCGATAAGCGCGACATGCTCGACGTAACCGTCGAGCTCATCGACTTGTTGCGGCCGCGCTCGTGGATCATCGCCAATGTGCCAGGGCTTGATGACTCGGCCAATTGGGAGGCCGTAGTAAAACCTATCATTGGCGGCATGGCATCAAGGTGTGGCTATTGTGTCGATTATGCCAAGCTCAATTGTGCGGATTATTCAGTTCCGCAAAAGCGCATAAGACCATGGTGGTTTGGACATCCGACGGGCACGCCCTGCATTGAATGGCCGCACCCGACGCACTGCAAGCCGCCCGTGCTGCCGGGCTGCGGTTTGAAGTCCTGGGTCACGTGTCGCGACGCCTTAGCGCATTTGCCGATCGAAGAACTTGGGCGACCGATAAATATCCGCAAGCGCGGCACACTAGCGACAAGGCGGGCTGGCAAAAAGCCTAGGGCAAGCAATCTTGATAGCCCGGCCGGTGTTGTGACTTGCTCACCGCACCAGGGCGATGGCACCGTGTTGCTGATAACATCACCAGGACGAGATGGTCGCAATGGCGAAAGTCAGCGAGGCAATGCAAATGCGATAGTGCTCAGTGAGCGAGCTGCGGCTATTTTGCAGGGCTTTCCCGAGAGCTGGCAATTTTGCGGCCGCACGAAGCGGACACGATGGTCCCAAATCGGCCAAGGGATGTGTCCGCCAATGGCTCATGCTGTCGGCAATAGTATCAAAAAATGGATGGACTATGAGCACCGAGTAGTTATGGCACGTGCGAACTGTAAACCAAGTGCCCGCGATGCTGCACGCGCAATGGGCCTAGACCCTAAAGCTCTGGAGTCACAAGAAAATCAGGATTGGGAAATCGGCAATCTGGGGCCGAAAGAGTCATGACCTTCGACTGCATCAGATGCGGCGCCTGCTGCACTGAGCAGCTAGTCGCTCTCACGCCACGAGACAAGTGCGTGCCGGTGGTCATGCGATCGCCTGATGGTGCTTGGATGGGCCAGCAAGGTGGCCGCTGCGTAGCTCTAGAGGGCCGAGTCGGAATCGAGGTGACGTGCTCCATCTATGCTGATAGACCCGAGATGTGTCGAGTCTTCCCCGCGGGTACGCCGTATTGCTTGGCGGCGCGAGAGGTGTACTCGATAGGAGGCCGGTAGCATGGCAAGATTTTGGGAGCGCGGTTGGTCGCGAGCATATCAGCGTTATGCCTCTCTGCTCATGGCCGACGACCGCCAATGGCGCTGCTATCATGAGAGCTGGCGCCGTCTATGCCTAGCTCGGGCTCGGATATGTGAGTATACGCTAACAGCACCACCGGATGTAATGCCTTGATACTGAACAGCTTTTCATGTGTTCACTGGTGCGTAAATACGATCCTAGACGATCGCAAAATCGACGCAATCCGGACGATTATTCTTGCAGCCTAGCACCAGTATGCTAGACTATAAATATGAGCACAACGACAACACATTTGACCGACTACAATCACGAAGACAGCTTGTCGATCACGGTAGCCCCTACCGCCGCACACATATCAGAGCAACAACATCACTGGCAAAGCGTTTTGACATGACCACTCTCGCCACAATTCGCGCACGACGCGACAAGCACGAACGAGCCCTGGTGCTTCGCGCGCTCGAGCGCCACGCCCGGAACATCGGCGCCGCGGCGCGCGAGCTCGGTGTCACACGTAGCAGCCTGCAACGGCTGATGGCCAGGCTAGGCATTGAGAGTCAAGGGAGCGGCAGGCCGGGGAGGCCGAGAAAAAAGGCATAAGGTGATGTATGCTGTACAGTATTTTATTTTACAATATATTGTTGCATTAATTTACAATGTGCTGTATATTAATAATATGAACACTACATCAACAAACCAAGCCAACATCGACATCAGACACCAGTCATTGAGCGCAGCATTTCGGCTAGGGCAGCTCGTAAAGAAAATCAGCAAAGGATCGAAGTAGCCATGACCACCGACGCTGAAATCCGCGCGCACTTCGATGACCAGCGCAAGGCCAATCTCGTGGCCGAGCTCGAACGCAACGGTTGGAGCCTCACAGCTACAGCGCAAGCGCTAGGCGTGGCCATCAATTACTTGCAGTGGATGATTAAGCACTACGGGCTGAGTGAGCAATACGCAAAGAGCGGGCACCCGGGGCGGGGCAACCCGCACTCAAAAAGCGAGAACACTTGAAACGTGGTAATATTTCAAAGGAGCATGTCATGAAAAAATTACTTGCGTTATTTGTTTGTATTAGCGGCTGTGCCCATATGCAGCATGCGAATACTCCTTATGACCACCGGCTCATTCGCTGGTGTGAGGCACGGCCAATCACGGTTAACATCTGGGGTGACCTCGCGGCGAACGAACAGGCAGCGGTGTCCGAGGCAGTAAGGCTATGGACTCAAGCTACTATCCGCTCCGGTGATCTGGATACTACGCGGCGCCGAGTCGAGATCATTGAAGCCGATCGCTTTGCTGATATCGCGGTATCGCGCAATGGTGGTGATTGGGGCGAAACTGAGCTAGCGTATAACCCCGAGAACGGCTGCATCTTGCATGCCCATGTAGAGATAGGCCCGTCGCTCGATAGTCTTGGTGAGCAAGTACTATTGCGAGCCATAACCCACGAAATGGGGCATGCGCTGGGCTTGACGGATAGCTACACGCCAGAGGATATAATGCAGAGCGGGTATCGGGTATCTATTGCACCATGAGGTCTAACATGAAAACATTATTTTTTCTATCATTGCTCATAACGGCGGTAGGGTGTGGTTCCGAAAAGTGCCAGGCATATATCGGCGAATGGGCCTGCACTGTCTCGACTGAAAATAGCCCAGATACCTATCTTGCATTAGACAACCACGCCGAAGAATGCGGAGATTATCAAATTTCCTATTACAAATATGTACGTACAACGATTAATTATACTATGGATGAATCAAATATCAATGGCCAGATAATTTATCGTTATAACGGACCCACTCCCACAATTGTTGAAGGGACAATTGCATGTGTGCCGAATCACACCGGCCAGCAAATCATTCCCACGACCACACCGAACACCAAGTAGCAAAACATCGGCGTAGGCGTCGCGAGCGAGATTACTTCGGCGACTACCGCCAGCCAAAGCATCAGCGGTATTCCCATCGAGCGTGGGAGTGCCCACATATCTAAGTGCCATAGATGACCACCAAGAACACCACCGGCAAATGGCAGCAGTTTAGCGTAACGACTCAGGAAATTTATTACTTCTGAGAACGTATTGCCCGGAACGTGATCGGCTGCCCAGAAGATATCAATACCGATAACCGCGAGGAATACTACCAAAGCAGAGATTGCAGTGATGAGCATTGCGGGAGTCATTTCGCCCTTCTCTCCGCCAGCACATCTAGCGCCTCAACAACCTTGTCGCAGCTATAACCTATTTTCTTGTACTGCTCTTTCGCGCACATGTGAGCGGCGTGTCGGTAGGCGTCCATGCCGTATGACTTCCAGAGCAGTGCGGCTAGCTTCTGCTCTTTCGTCGGCTCTGGCGCAGCGTAACTGGATGAATCCGCGAGTGGGTAGCTCCGCGTGGTGTCTATTGATAGGCCCATTACCTTACCATCCTTCCTAGAATTGTCCCCGCCCCATGCCATCCCCCTTGGCCGGTACCCGCGGCTAGTGTGAGATCGAGCTGTAGCGCCCAGATGCGCAGCGGCGGCGGGCTCACAGCGAGACCTAGAGCTGTGCCTTTGCCGCTCGCGAATGCAGCGACGCCAAGACCTAGCCCGAGCTCACCCGCGGGCTTGGACTGCTCGAGTTCTATCACCTGCGTATGCTCGGCGACGTAAGGACCACTAAACAATTTTCGATCGGGGTTATTTTGCCAGCATTCGACAAATCCATCTACCACGGTGGTGCCTTTGACCGCGCGCACGTAAGCCTCTTTTACGCGGCCCTCTCCTTGAATGTCCGAGGGTGGCGCCGTCTGCTCTCTAGGTAGCTCTTTGCACAATGCGCGCAAAGCCTCTTGATCCATGGGCACTGGCCCGGTAGATGCCTCGACGGTGCGTACCACCTTGGCGCCGGGTGCCGCTCGCATCGTCTTGGCTAGCGCTATCGCGAGCTCACCATTCATCGCGTGGGCGAGAGCCAAACGTAGAGCATCCTTATCGACTTCAAGCACGCGTATTTGGCCATCGGCATCGAGCTCGCGCGCCTCTTGCTGGCGTGCCATTTCGGATTGGGCCTCGGCTTCGCGATGTAGCGCAAGCTGCACTACGACATAGGCACCTGCGCCGAAGGCGATCACCAGGAGCCAGGGAGCGATGCGGGCTATCATGCGAGATCTGGCCTTGGTCCGTAGCACATTCCAATATCGGCGGCGGTCATGGTTTGCCAATGCATCGGATCTGGTTGACAATCACAATGCGGCGTCGCCGGGGCATTGATGCGCCTGCATCGAGGGCATTCCCAAGCCGGACCGGCCTTTACTGCCGGTGGCTCACTGGCGGCTAACGTTGTCACTCCGGGGATTATGTTCATGATTGCACTTTAGGTTCTTCCCCCGGCTTCGCGTCGGTCATCAGCGCGGCGACTGCCCCTTTAACGCCAGAGCCTCCAGCCAAATGCTCTACTGCGCTCTTGCCGCCGAGTACTCCAGCTAGCCCTACTATAGCCAGCGCAAAGGGCGAGAATAGGGCGGAGGCCATCAATGCCACCGGGCCAGTAATAGCACAGCATAATAGCAACCCTACAAGCAGATTGAGCCCAAGCAACTCAACCGCGATAACTGTGCGCCATTGAAATAGTTGTTTCACGTGGAACCTCCAGCATGCAATACTTGCGCGATACCTGCTGCGGCGCATGTTATAATGGCCGTCCGAGATTCCATAGACTTTAGATAGTCTGCGTCTTTCGCGTTAGTAGCGAATCCCCACTCGATGAGTACTGCCGGGAGCCCAAACTTGCGGTAATGCATGAGGCACCAGAGTACGCGCGGCCAATTGGTGGTCGTAGCTGGCGATGCATGACCGCCGCGCCATAGTGGGGCAGGCGTTGCATGAGCGATAGCCAATGCTACCAAATGACCGAGCTCATCATCAGGCGAGTAGAACGACATCAAGCCATGACAAGCGGGGTCCTCATTGGCGTTGATATGGTGCAACAACACTATCGAGGCACCCTCAGAATGAGCCTTGATCGCGCGCTCTAAATAGGATGGCGCCGAAGTTTCATCGCGCAGTAGTAAATGTTGTGCTTCGGGTACCGCCGCTGCGATGCTCCCGGCGAAGGCAAGTACAAGGTTGGCCTCGATAATGCCATTATGTTGGCAACCGATATCGCCGTCATGGCCGTGACCAGGATCATGAGCTACGAGCATGACTTCCTCGCCTTTCCCCTCCCTGAATTGCTTTTCACTTGCTCGCGTAACGTGTCAATAAGCTCAAGTAGCCGATTCTCAATCGCCAATCCCCGCTCATCCTGCTTGCAGTTGCGTTCGGTATACTCGGCGTAGCGTTTGAGATGAGTACCCATTTCGATGTTAATAGCCTCGCTGCGTTTGATGTTCGCTTCGCTGCGTTGTGCGGTTGTTTCATTACGTTGTATAGATGTTTTTAGTTCTTGTGAAAGCATGCGCACCTCGGCCGTGAGTACATGCACCTCATCAGTAATTGCATCACGCCAAGCTTCAAGAGCAGTGACGCGTGCTTGCGCTGGGCAAGCATCATGTGTAGATGGTAATTTCATAACCATGGGCAATCCATTATCTGATTCTGCCATTTCACGGCCCTTTTTCTGGTTTAATTTCATCATTCTTTATTTCGGTTTTATTATGAGTAATCAACGCCATTGTCATGGCATCGACTTTCTTCTCAATGCGCCGGGTAACTCGCTCTATCTCATCATGTAATTCTTTTTTGATCGCCGCGTGCTGAACTTGTGCTTCGGTCTTTGTTTGTAGATCAATACTTACTCCAAATAGTTTTAATATGGCAGCCAGAGTAAGTATGAAGGTCATTACTGTCGCCAAGTGTTTACCCCACCAACCGGCGCGCTTATGCATTGTCCAGTCACGAGTTGTCATAATTTTGCAGCCTCTGGTTTGCGGTCTATGCGCATCATTTTATGGCCTTCTTTTCAAGTGTTTCAATGCGTTTGACGAGGTCTTTAAGTATCTTGTCGTGGTCTGCGATTATAGTCTCGTCGGCATCAGCACGCGCCTTGGCTTCGGCGATAATTGCGTCTCCGCGCTTACTTACTTCCTGCACGGCTTGTACCAATACAGGTATTAGTGCTGTTCGTATTACTGTCTTAGTATCATTATCGGGAGACGAACTAACGGCGTCTGGGAATATTCCTTCAAGGTCTTGCGACGTAAATCCTATTGGATGTAAATAACTATCTTTGCCGTATTTTTTAAAACGATACTCTATAAGTTTAATCGCATTAATTACATCAAGCCCTTTGACCTTTGTGGGCGCTATATCTTGTTTAAGGCGTTCATCTGAAATATCAGCCAGCGCAAATACGCCAGCTACGGTTTGAAGATAACCCGTGAGGCCATCACCACCATCATAAGCGCCTAAGAAATAATTAGTTCCTATGGGGTCATTTTCTCCGCAACGTATCTTGATTCCCCGTCGATTTTCATTATTGCCATCATTGTGAAAATTGGCCGCATAACCACTAGCAAGATTGGCGTTAACTATTATCTGTCCCGATGTTCCTGCCTGTAGTATAGTATTTGCTCCACCAGACGCAGAGAAATCACCCCCAGCACTTAATAATTGTTTACTGGCGTTTGTGCCCAGAGCGCAAGAGGCGTTGAGGCCAGGAAGAGTCAATACCTTCCCTTCGGATAACGTCATTGCCGTTACCCAGGTAGTACCGTCCCAACTACCCCAATTGAAATGTCCTAAGCCACTTCCTGACGCGCAGCAAAATGCACTATTCTCATAGGTACTCCCCGACATATCAACGCCAAAGCCTGATTTTGTAGTGGTAACATTTTGGTCGTAAAATAAAACCTTGATTCCTGTTGTTGCCCCGAATGATATTGGGGCATTCTGATAGGATGAGTTTATATTCAATCGTACTACTTTAGCATAACCAGAAGCATCGAGCTGTAATATAGATGATGCTGCGGCAGCCTGAGAATAGGGGATATTTATAACGTTCTTGCCGTCATCAGTACCCAAAAGTTGCGAAGCCGTAGCCCACGGCAACTGTAAATGAACTCCGGCAAATTTAAATATCTCGGTATCAGTTCCATTACCGCGCCACAGGATCGAACCGCTGAGCCAGCCCGTCTCGTCCTTTAACCGTAATTTGATTCCCCAATCCCCGTTTAGGCCGCAGTATATCTGATCGAGATAACTTCCCGCCGCTGGCGTGCCATATATCGTCTGACAGCCAGTAGCGTTGAGCTGCACTATCTTATTAGCTCCACCCGTAGTGCTGCATCCTATCGTGAGCACATAAGCAGCATCAGTCGCCGTCACGTAGCGGTTGCCATCCGCTGGAATGCCATAGGTGCCCGCGAGCGCGGCTTTCTCGCCTGCCGTAGGATCGTTGGCGTTGCTGTGCGAAGCTGTGACTGCGGCGGCGACGGCACTGTCCGTATTTGTCGCATTGACAGGGAGCCCGTCAGCATTTGCCTTAAGCATCTGCCCAGAGGTCGCGCTCGAAGTGTGGTCGCTCGTCGAGGTGATGGCGTGCTGACGAGCATGCAGCGCGTTCAACTGTGTCGTAGTTAGGTGCTGATGATCATTGGTTGCACCTCCAAGTAATCCAGTCAGTGCCTCATGATTTTGTGTGGTGGTGGAAAACTTAAACCAACGTCCCGGCGCCGGTGGGGTGATGTCGTGCGGCACGATAGTGATGTTATCATCATCAGCTCCGGTACCAGCCGTGTCATACCTATAGATGGCGTCCTTGTCCTCGACCAGGCGCATATTTTTATCGGCTTCGGATGCACCATCGAGAGCGCGCAGCGCGGTTGTGGTCTGCACCCCAGCCTTGACCGGCCCCCCCATGGTGCTCACTGCGGTATCGACGTACAGCGTACTCGCGACCGTCGAGGTGCCGACGCCATGCACGTCCGTGGTGAGTCCGGAGTGAGTCGATACTGCACCGGATGGCTCGGGCGTAATAGCCGCCACAAATTCACCATTGGAATCAGTAGCTGCATAAGCAAGGCTGGCTTGCTGTGGTATCCGCACCTTGCCGGTAGCTTTTACTATTTTTAGCGCGGTAACGCCGCCGTCAGTTATGGCGCTACCTGCTGCCCCGGTGTCAGCCACTCGCAGGGTGACATCACCGGCGAGCTCCATCAAGCAAGCGGCATAACCTGCGGCGATGCGTCTGTGCTGTCCGGTACCATAGTTCCAATTAAATCCCCACCAGCCGTTATTGACAGCGTCATGTGATTGGACCGATAAACCGCCTACCGAGAAAGCTTCAACATTAGTCGTAGATGCCAGGGACGCATGACCAACCGAGTCTATGCCCAGATATCCACCGTTCTGGTTTTTATGCGAGATTTGCTCGACATCCGTTACTGCGATTGCAGATGACGTTATATAGTTAGCCTCATCATTAATAATAGCGCTGGTTAAAATATAACCAGTAATCAAACCAGAACTATATATCAATCCCCGGTTGAGATTAAGGAAAAATTTTACATAATCATTATATGCTGGAACAGATACAATATTACCATTTTGATCAAATATCCTGCCGGTCATCCAACCGCTATGATCAAAGATAGATATACAACCAGGTAAACCGACAGTATAGTCATCTGTGACCGTACCCTTTTGACCCACCGTGAAGAAAATTTCCTTACTAAGAGAATTATTTGGTGGCAGGTATCCATCGGGCATAGCTCCTGGCACGCCAAAGGCATCATATCGCACATCCCACGGCACGATCTCGAACATATTATTTGTATCTTCTCGCTGGATCCACAACATTCCATTCGGCCCTACCGTCTTAAATACATTACTAGTAATGGCACCTCCGGGTATCAGCACTTGGCCATCTTCATCCACACGTAAAGAGGATGTAGCAGGTACTGATGGATCATCTACGGTTACGTTGAGCAAGTCGGTCGTAACACCAGTACTTAAGGTCTTGCTGGCTATTACCTGTTTTGTTACGAGCGAGCCTGTAGTTGTCCCACTGGCATAAAATTGTTGTATTACCTTAAGGTTATCTATGTATGCCGGGTAGGCTTCGTACCCGGTTGTTGCATAGCTGCGTGCGATATAAACGCGAAAATACCTTGCTGTGGTGGGCGCTAAAAACGCTCCACAATACCCACCGCTTGCCGTGCTATCTGATATCATCCACGTATAAGTTTCATTACCCGAGCCGATGCCCGGCGTTGCCGCGCTGATATATGTTTTTGTAGAATCATACCATAATATCCTAGCGGTTACCAAAACACCGTGAAAAGTCGGAGTCGGCCCGTTCTCTATGTAGTATTTGATCGTACCCGATAAGGTGTAATTACCACTTGCCTCGCATGGATAAAAATCACTCACTAGGTGTGGCCAACCGGATTGTGAGCCGTTAGTTACCTTTAAACAAACATCGCCCGATTGTTGGTCGGAGGTCTCCAAGAAAAAACACACTCCCCACGACGTGCCACCTAGCCCGGCTCGGTCATAACCGACTCCGCTAGCGCCATACCAGCAATCGGGCGGCACATCACCTGCAACAGCCGGTGGGGATGTTACTTGAAAATCACCGTTAGCGATGATGTTAGAATGTAGCGTATCATTATCTACATGCGTCGGACCGACAAGAGCAGTAGCGGTGATCGCCTGTGCACTAGCCACAGCTCGATTACCCGCACCATCAATGACGATGATTTTTATATAATAGGTGGTCCCTGGAATTAGCCCACCGATTATAAATTTATTGGTTCTACCTCTCGCAATGAAGTTATCGGCTGACGGTGTAAAATCCGCAACGGTACTAAGATATAATTCACTATATGCCCATTCGGTCGAAGTTGGCTCGTCATAGGTTACAGTAATACCACCAAGTGTTGCGGCAGTATTAAGAGAGGTGGCGCCATCCACGGCTATGAGTTTTTTGTTGGCTCCCACTCCTCGCCGCGCTTCAAGATTGAGCCACTTGAGATAACCGCCACTTGGTTTGCCTCTCAGATCTAGCGTGGTACTGTTACCGTCTGCTCTGAAAGTATCTTGTATCCCAACAACGGCCAACGTTTGAGCGGTATCAAATATCTTTGGAGCTGGCAGTAGCGTTGCGGGGAACGAATATAAATCCCCGAGCTCAGAATGTGGGTAGCATATCAGCTCAGCGCTCCCCAGCAACAACGGGTCTTTGAGGTCCAAGAGAACAGCGTTGGCAAAGTTAGTTGCATCAGTGCTGTTGTCTATCTGTGAGGTGGCGGCCTCTGCTATCTCACTTGCTTTTCTTCCGTAAGCAGAAATGCTATCTGCGTTATCCCGCGTTACACTCGACCGCTCCCCCGTGGCTGGATCTACTTTGTACACCACGGTCACGACGTTACGAACATTGGTGCCATCAACCGCCGCGCTCATCCAAGACTTTATAATCAATGGCGAGATAGTAGCATCTGCTGATGTCTTTGTTCGATCAATATTATAGAGAGTGAGTTCATAGGCGCTATCCGCTACCGACCATTTATAGCGTAATTCCCATCCGATTTGATCGGATAGCGCGCGTATGGCCTCCGCAATTGATGATTTATCCTGTTGCCACTTCTTGATATTCCAACCGGGCGAGTCATACTCGAGCGTAACGGCCGGGCTAGACCAATCATCAAGTATATCCTGTATAACTGACTCGACACTCTGACCGCCGTCAGTGCCATAAATAGAGGTGTTCTCAATCTGGCGATCTTGCAGCTGCCCGCCCAAGTCCCGCGCCTCGATGCCGATTGCATCACCGGATGATAAATCAAGGCGATCGATTACCCCGTCGAATTTGAGAAACCAGGCAGCATCGGCTGGTTGAGAGTCTACCGGTGAGAGCGCCAAATATAACCTTATGCCGCGCCCTACCGCCAGCAGCTCAACGAAGTCGCCACCAACGAGATTGAGCGGTGATTTTAGAGCCAGCGGCGAAAGCGAATAATCACCAAAATCTCTCGTAACGACGGCCGTCAGAGAGGCGCAGGGATCGTCAACATTCTCCGAGCGATCAATGGAATCTACTAAATCACCGATGCCCGGGTAATCCGATAGGTTCACCCAGCCGGTCCCCCACCCCACGTCCGCGGCCCCCGGCTGCTCAAAGCACAAGGCTACGTGGGTATCGTATTGACCAATAGCATAAAGTGCGTCGTCCTGTGCCGTAGTAGGCAGCATTTCACACCTCGGTCAAAATAAATCCCACTTTGCAGCCATTAACCAAGCTGCCACTTTCGCCATAATCAATCGGGTCCAAACTGTCCAAAGTCGCTCGGCATAGAACGATGCGATCTTGAACTATGACCCCGGTGATCCTGCGCAGCGGCCAATCACCAAGCAACAGCCCGTTACGACTGTTGTAGAGGGCTAGCGCCTGGCTGACGGTCATGGCCGCGCCAACGAAAAACGGTTGATAAATATACCCCGGATATGTATAGGTGTTGGTGTTGCCCATCACATCGTAAGACGCCAGCTGCACCACGGTTGCATCTTCGAGCGATACCCAACCGCTTGTCGCGGTATCGCTATCGGCCAGCGCCCCGTCGCAAAACAGGCTATAATGCTCAGTATTGGAGCTATCACGATATGCTGAAATTATCACATGGTGCCAAAGATTATCATCTAGATCGCAGCCGGTCATCACCGGTGACGACCAAGTGACTACCCCGGTGTCAGGCACATATAGATATTTACTGCCAACATGCAGCACATGACCGTTGTGGCTGCCAGTAACCCCGCCCTTGATCCAAATGCCAAACGACCAAGCGTCGTCGTAATGCCAGAAGGGACTTGCCGTTGCAGATACCAGCGATATTTCGCCGTACGTAGGGCTGTAGTTCAAGTGCTGCGCGGCCTCGAGCGTTGGTGCCGCGGCGGCATCCTGATTGATACCTATGGCGGTGATCGGCAAGTAGCCGCTTGTCGTGGCGTAGGGCGACGCCGTGAGTTTAGGTCTTATGCACCTACCAATCCATCCCGCCAATGCTTCGGCCTTGGCGATGGTCATAGGAGTTGTGCATATTTCCCACTTGCGTTTTTGTTCGCGCCTTGCTAAGAGCAGATTTCCCGATATCGATCTCTTGTCCTCACCCACGTTCTCAAACGATTGCCTTGGTGTATCAACGGCCACCGAAATAGTAATACCATCTATTTTAAGGTAGGCCATATCATCTTCCTAAGTATGGTGATCCTACATAGGCTAACCTAGTACCAACCCGGACTAAGTTACGGCGCGCGGCTTCGTTCTGAATTTTATTGAACATCTCCTTGGGATCGTCGCTACTGACGCTCAGATTTTGTATGGTGATCGAATTGTAGTTGTGGTATGGGCCGGTTGCCGACCCACTCCCGCCCTCAGTGCTGATTGCGTTGTAATGCGCTAGGGCCACTTTGTAACCGCTTGGTATATTGGTCAGTGATTCGGCAACAGAATCCGCGACATCCCCTAGATTGCTCAACGAGCTAGAGGCATCTTCCGAAGCGGCCATTTGATCATCGAGCGATGATATTGTCATATCGTTTATTTCATCTATTGAACGATTGAGGCCATCCATATTGAATTTTATCTTGTCTAAACTACCTCCGAACCAGCCAATCACTTCATCTACAGCGTCGACGATCCAATTCCATGCAGTACCTAGTCCCTTGATAATATACATGATGGCAAGTCCTAAATATTTGAACAAATAAAAAAGTGACATTATGGCTGGAATAATCCCTATTTTTATAATAGGCATTAACGCCTTCGTTATGATTTCGCCAAACTTACCGAGCATAATAATTAATGGCCCGATCGCATCCATAAGCGGCTCTGTCGATTCCGAGAGCTTACCGAAGCCCTCCCCGAGGATGGACAACATACCCATGAATCCCTTTGTTTTACTCAGAAGCGCTGCAAGAGCAGCACCAAACGCGCCCCAGATACCCCCTTGCTGTGCTCCTTGTATCCCCGCGCGCATGACATCTAGGCCGTTATTGATGCGCTCTTCCTTTTTGGCCCTTGCCTTCTCTGCCGCGGTAAGCCCCGCGGTGGATTCTGGGGGGCTATAACTAAGATTGAGGTTCGATAAAAAACTGCTACCTGCCGCCTTCGCTGCATTTATTGCCTCACTCAAGGCGTTTGAAAGCTTATTAGCAAAGTCTACGACGTCGCTCACAAGCTTGGCGCCAAAAGTATTAGCGGCAAGATCATAAGCGCCTGCAATGGCATCATCAAAAGAACTCGAGGCTTTAGACAGCGAGGCGACATACTCCTCGCCAGCCGCGCGAGCTACATTATCAATTCGCTTCAACGCTTCCCTGGTACTAGCTAGCGCACCGACATTGATCTCGGCTAGTGCCCGCTGGGCCTCCTCATGCACCTCAGCGTCAACGCCCTGGCTGGTCATAACAGTCATTGGCGTTTGACCACCCACGCCCCAATCGCTAAATTCCTTTTTCCTCTCCTGCCATTTTTGAGCAGCTTCGAGCCTCTTCTGGGCCGAAGCCATCTTTTCGAGCAGGTCAATCTCGGCGCGCGAGGCTCCCATCTGTTCACGTTTGAGATTAATTTTGTCTTTAAGAAATTTTAGCGATTCTATCTCCGAAAGGAGCAGTTCCCCTTCTGCGCCCGCCACACGCCCGATCTGCTCGTCATAGAGATTCATATTGCCAAAATATGCCTGTGAAGCCCTTGCATATTCCGCATTTGCTTTGATCAATTTTTGCGATGCCGGTGACTCACCGAGTACCGCAAGTTCTCCAGTCAGATTTTGCACACGCTTACGTGTGGCTTCGAGTTCCGCGGCTACAGGCTCGAGCATAGCATGTAATTCTTTGCCCATATTAGTGACGGCCTGCTCAGATTCTTTGTAAGAATTCCAGGCTGCCACTCCCATGTACACAGCGGCCGCTACTGCGGCGATGGGTAAAGCGGCCCCGGCTATTTGAATTGCTAATGGTGCTATCCCCTGCATCATGCCGATAGCAGTTCTAAAGCCCGCAGCCATGGCCGGAACGCCAAGAGCAAGCTCCTTCACAGAGCCGCCAATCCCCTTGAACATTTCTCCATAATTTCCATTTTGCACACCTTCAAACACCTCCCCGATGCTCCCGCTTATTCTGGTGAAGTCCACCATGGAACCAGATACTTCGTTAATACCTTTGCCCCAAGTACGTAGCTCGCGCGCGGACTCCTTCATTTCGGTTTTAAAATTTTCGGTTACTGCCGATAATCGTAACTCTACATCTGTCCCAGCGCTCGCGCCCATTGGCTAGCCCTCTTCCTGCTCGTCGTCAGGCTCATCGCGCATTTCACTTACACGCGCGTCAAACTCCTCGGGGGATAGATCTCTTGCATCAATCTCTTCGCCCAATAGGCGAGCTGGCGATACCCTTTCCCCGCGCGCGAGGTGCGGCGCCATAACCCACGAAGCATGTATAGCAAGCATGCGCATAACCTCATGATCGGCCTCCGCTCTCCCTTCGGCATATGCTCGTAGCTCGCCATAAGTAAGCCCATGCCAAAATCTATGAGGCTTTATGCCGAGTCGCGCAGCGAGGCGTACTAGCTCTGGCCATCCGAGGCACCATCCTCGCCTGCTATCGTCTTTTCTGGTGCCTCTTCGGTAGGGCTTTTTTCTTTGTCCAACGCCAGCCCCGAAAAGAAGCTTTGCAACGCATTCTTAAGTGCAATCGTGGCCTTGGCAATCTTCATGGGCTCGGCGGAAAACCATAGGCCGACAGTCGAAGCGCGTACTGTGCGTTTGTCATCACTAAGCGCCGCGGCTACCGCCTTTCTCACGAAGTCAATCGTCGAAGATTTCCGATCAATCTCCTCACGCTTCTTGGCGTCCTCTGGGTCATAGAGAAATGATACGCCCGTCGCCTGCTCGATCTCGGCTAGCACGTTGAAATCAATTATGAGCTTTCGCTCTTTGCCGCCGATATCAAGTTCGGCCTCGCCTCGATGCGGATTAATAAATACCATGCAATCTCCTATTATTGTGCACTATCCGTTGGTGTGCCGCTCAATTGGACATCAAATGATAACGGGATTACACCCTCATTTGGCGCCGTAATTTTGAATGAATTGACTATGCCCAATGCATATACTTCCTTGTAACCGGAGCCTACGGCTCCACGGAATTTAAAATAACAGGTGGATCTTGCGAAATATGCCGTACGCACTATCGCCTGACCTGGATCGACCTCATTATAATTGCCTGAATATGATATTTTAGCATCACCGCGTCCAGGTATGTATTCTTTAAACAATCCGGAATCGTGGTCAGTAGTCTCCTCTGCCGACCCTGAGCCATCAAAGCCGGTATCCTTAACACCTGTAACCTCTGTATAAGTGGAGCCCGCGGCGCTGGCATAAATTTTAGAGTTCCGTGCTGGTAATTCTGCCATGTTAATCTCCTTATAAATGTAGCGATACTAACGCGATAGTTAGACCGTCATCACTGTCATAATCAAGAAATATTTTGCCGAGGTCGCCCGCGCCAATTTGATTGAAGAGCTCTTGGCGGAGTGGACCGATTACTGCTATGGCCCCATTTGCCACCGTGCGCGCAATGGTACCGGTTCGGTTGTTTTTGTTTGCCACACTCGTCACGGTAACGGTGCGCGAAGCCCCACCCGAAGCATTCTTAGCTAATAGGACCACCGAGCCGTCATTAATAAAATAGCTACCGTTGGCTTGTGTCACTGCATTGAAGGTAGCCGCAGCCAATGTCCCACCATTGGCGGCAACGACTTGAGGCGTAAGCATATCTCTTGCTGCCATAGTATCCCCTTCAAGGGTTAAGCTGGATTGCTGCTACGGTTATGGTGGTCACGGCGCTATAGTCAATAAACACATGACCAAGATCAGCGGCCCCGGTTTGATTGAATAAGTCAGGGCGAAACGGCCCGAAAGTGGCGGTTTTACTGGCCGCTACCGCCGTTATGTCGGTAGCTCTGCTCCGTCCGTCGGAATCCGCGACGCTGGCAATGGTAACATTGATAGAATCTCCAGAACCATTTTTAACTTGAATGATAACATTGCCATTATTGACGATGTAGCTTCCGAGCGCGTCTGCCACACCATAGGCGGTATCCGCTAGAGCACCTCCGTAAGCCGCTACTGACTGTAGCGCGATGTTAGACCTAGCCATTGCTTACCTCCTCCTCTGGCTCAAATTCCGGCTCTGCTATTGGCGGCTCAGCATTACACCATGCGCGCGCCAGCTCTTCATCGACTAGATATAGGTGCCCTGCTGGGTACGTGATTTTGCCCCCTCTCTCGACCTCTAGCTCGACAGTCCTCAACATCATTACTCTTCCGCTCATAGCAGCCTCATGGATCTTTGACGTCGCAAACAACGCCAAAAGCAAAAACGTAGCGCGTGGAGCTATTGGCCCCGCGCAGCACATCCGACGAATAATCACGCAACGATAAAGCGGTTATCGCACCGCTAAGAGTTGCGCTATAGCGCAAAGTATCAATCATCACCGTAGTATATCGGCGCATCATCAGCTCGTTGGCAGCAGTATCAGCATCCCCCGCAAACGATAGGGCGATTGTACACGTGATCTCCCACTCATTCATGCGGTTGTTAACGCATCGGGCGGAAGCATCAAACACTTCGATGAGCGGCGAGCGCAGATCATCGGGAGAATTAGCGGCTATCACCTCAATAGGATCTGGCAGGGTGTTTGCTGCAAGTCCCTGCGCGCTTTCAAGCGCCCGCGCATAAGTCGCGAAGTTAGCGGCTATCATGCTGGTAAGCGCTGTGACCGTTGCATCTATTAGACGTTCACCAGCCATTAGCGCGCGCCTCCGGCCGCCCGACAAGCGCGGTTGGCCACTTGCGAGAGATAGCCGGACATGAGATCGGCGACCTCTGATTCCATCGACTGTGACATTCCGAAAAACGGGCGCTTAACGAAATTTAGAAGCTGCACATATTTAAGACCGCGAGTGCCGAAAATAAGTTGCCGTGGCGTGCACCGTCTTACGCCAGCTACAGTCGTTATTTGCGAAATGAGCCTGCCTGAATATAGTAGATCTACTGAGCCATGCCCTTCACGTTGTTTCCTGCGTAAATATCGCGAATCGGCAGGAAACCAAGCATGGCCATAAGAAAGATATCCGGCTATCTCCCCACCTTCGCTATCTATGATGCGTTTAATGCCTTCAATCAATCGTGCAACTATGAGCGGCCACAGAGGCATCCAGTCGGCCGCTTCGGCTAGCCCTGTCTCGAGGAGCTGCGAAAGAGCCTCAATGCTCGGCGTTAGTCCTATTCTAATTCTAATAATGCCGCTTCTCGCCATTACCAGACCTCATCCCGCTCAAACTCCGGCGCGATATAGTCGTCTGCCTCGGTATCTGCGTTCGAGCCCCTGCACTTGCTTGTACCCTCGGGCGCATCTCCTGACGCAAGCATCGCCCCGTAGTCCGAAGGGTGACGACGAATGTTGACGGTAAGCGTTTTAAACGACTCGACTAAATCCTTGCCATCATCGTTCGTGCCATCGCCGCCCGCTGATGCGTACGCCATGCGTGCGTGACCCTCTGCATAATCGCACTCCCACGCGCACATTATTGAGGCGCCAGTGGTATCGACCTCTGGCAAGGGTATGTCGGCAGCGCCAAGTGATCCCGCGAGCATAGCTTCGGCCTCAGCAATCCATTTCTCAACTTGTGCCGTCGAAGGCTTGGTCAACGCTGAAATGGCGCGTCCAGGTATGCGTGCTTGTACATCGCTTAGGACTGCATAGGTCATGAGCTATTTGTGACCCTTACGCTTGCGGGATTGATCGCCATCTGGATGTTGCATTTCATCGTGCGGCTCAGCATCTGGAGGCGATTGGATAGGGCCAGACGAGCGCTCCGTGGTGCGCCGTGAGTCATCCTCTTCAAATAATTTGTTTTCGGCTTCAATGGCTGCGAGGTCTTCTTGGGTTTTGACCGTGCGAACCTCCACGTCGCATCCGCCCTGCTCAGTGGTCCCCCGCGGCAGTATGTCAAATGGTATCCATTGGCGTGGACCAATATTCAGCATTTTTCCGGTCTCTGGGTCGCGCATTTTGAGCGCCCGGGCCTTGGAGCGTACAAAAAACATATGTCACCTCGATGCAATGCGGGGCCATCGGCTAAATCAATGACCCCGCCCGCAAGAGACTAGGTGTTGTTGATTTTGATCAAGCGCTGCGGACGACCGAATGCTGGTGCACCACGGCAAGTAACCGCATACTCAACTTGTCGAAGATTAGTCCACATCTCCGAACCTTCGCCGATTTCCTCGAGCCGTACACCTTCACGGTCCTGCCAGATGAGGCCGCGTACCGGTGCATCAAGGATACCAATATAATAATCAACCGCGCTATCGAGATCGAGCAGCGGTTCACGGATGAGTTCAATACTCGGCGAAAATCCTACATTGCTCGTTTGCGAGATGATGGCGGCGAGTACAGCGGTGCGCATTGGCACCTCGAGCGCGGCCGGATGAAGTATAAAAATCTGCCGGCCATAGTCGCGATTCAGCGGGATATTAGCCTCATCGGGTATGGTATACATAACCGTAAGCGCACTGCCAATATCTGTGGTGAGTTGCGCTACAGACGTACCCGTGCCTGTGAGCAAATTGCTCCAGGTTGCGGTCTGCTTGCCGCGCGCTGCATGCGTCGCAGAAAAGAAAGCTTCGGCCGTAGCTCCGACCTTGAGATAACAAGTATCGGTCGTACCGGCGACTAGCTTAGCGACAAGCAATCCATCCGGTTTGCGCAGGGCGCGCACCGCCGCATCACGTATGCGTTGCTGATAACCGCCCACCTTCTCATCTGCGAGATCATCACGCCTGAAAATGAGGGCACCAGCATATGTCTTGTTTTTGACCTCATAGCCGGGTCCATCACTACCCGTTTCCGCAGTCAGTTCAGTGTCGGTGAGGGGATGGATTGGCATACCATCCACGAATTCATCCATATCATAAACTTCTGATAGCCAGGCATAATTCTCTTTGTCGCTAGTACTACTCATCCTTGAGGCGATGCGCTCAATAAGCAATTGCTCACGTGGTGTCATTAGCGCTTCGATGAACTCGCCACGCACATCTTTACGCAGCATCTGAGGGGCGAAGATTGGATTTGCCATTGTAGTATCTCCTTAGTTTCTGAATTTGTTAGAGCTTCGCCCAAACGCCTTGACACTGGACGACACAATATGCTGATGAAGAGCAACCCATAAGGGAAATTCCATCTCCCTTTAGGCTAGTACCTTTGGTTAGGTTTATATCACCATCCGCCGCGGTATTGAGGCTCACAATAGTCCCAGTCGAAGTAGTGCAGTTACCAATAATTGTGTCGGCATTACCTGCATCAGTCGGGGTAATGGTGAGGTCCACGCTCGCATCGGCGCCCACATAAACGAAACGGAATAGGCAACCGGTAGCAGTGCTTGCAGGCGGTAATACGATATTATGAGTATCGAGGCCAGCGGAAACAGTAACCATCTTACCGCAGTCCTCAAGCCCTAAGGTCGTCTGACCTGTTATAGCTTTGATCGGCATTTGAAGTCCATTGCCGATAATGAGATGTTCGTGACTATCGGTGGTATCGAAAGTTAGCATAGTTGTGGCGCCGGTCGAGCCAAGCACTAAGCCGGTTGCAGAATTATCGGCTGAGCTATTCAGCAGGATCGAGCTCGCGGCCGTACCAAATGTGAGCGCTCCGGCTGCACCGCTTAGGGTCAAATCATCGGCGAAAGTAACAGTACCGACAGCCACACTAAGTGCGAGGGCTCCGGCATAGCCGCTTATCGTCAATTTGCCCGCATTGGTGCCGGTCGAGAGGCGCAATAAGGATGTATTGCCGCTCGATCCAATATCCAAGGCGGTAGTATCGCCATCCCCAACGACGATTGATGCGGTGCTATCGGTAAAGGTTATGGCTCCCGCACCTCCTCCCGAGAGGGTCAAATCGCCGGTGAGCGTCAGTGGGTCGGTGGCTGAGTAATAATACCGCGCTTGCATGACAGGAGAGATATAGATCCACCCAGAAGTACTTGAAATATATTCAAGCATCACACCGGCGATCGGTTCATTGGTTCCTTGGGTAGATGATACCGTATCATCGGCTGACGCATAGACAATGGAACCTACCTGCGTTTGCGCCATTCCGACCCCGACGAATTTACAGAGAACCTCACCAGAGACTCTAATCCAATAATTCCCACTTGCGCCGCTGGATTTGGTTTCCTGCGCTACACCAACGACGCCATGATTACTGGCGCTTGCCTCTGCCGGATGAGCAAGTCCAGTGGAGTCAATCATTACAAGACTTCCAGAATAGATCGTGTGGCTTGCCTTCATGAGATAAGCCTTAACTGATCCGCCTCCCGCAAAGTTCTTGCATTCTGTGGCCCGCGCGGCCGTAAGTGCGGCATACGCGCTACCTGTAAAGAGTAAAGATAATAGAAAGGCTATGCCTGCGACTGCACCGGTCAACCCGAGTCGATTCCTAAGTTCCTTGCGAGTTGTTCGATTACCATCTTGGAGTACAGCCATTGGCTCCATAATCACTTTGCCATCGGGGGTGATCGTCCGCTCATATTCAACATGATCGACGTTATCGCCGATCGCCTGCATATCGCGGCATCGCTCAGGACTTTGGCCAAAAATCTTGGCCAATGAGCGTTCCTCAATGCTTGACTGCGCTCGTTTCAAGATCTGTGCGGGTAGCGTATCTCCAGCACCCGTCAGCCGCTCAATATGGGCAATAATCGGTAAATCCTTTAGCCATTTTTCGAGATCATCCGCGTTCATGATTATGGCAGCCTGTTTAAAGCCAAAGAGTGCCGCAGGCGCGATGCGATCGCGGTACTGCCCGAGTAATGCTTCTTTGCGTTGATCATCTAAAGCCTTCGCATTAGCTTCAAGTGCAACATTACGCGCATTCGCTGCCGCAAGATCCGCCTTGAGCTTGTCAACGCCCTCGGCGTCGGCTTGGGCAGCTAAAATCTTTGTTTCCGACATGGGTTTCTCCTCTAAGGCGCCGACGCTCGGCGCGGTTATCTGACTAAGACTAGGGGTCGATATAGTGGCTATTGCCGCGTGAGCGGTGGCCGAGCTCGTGATGCTATCGATGAGTCCGCGATGCATAGCCTCTCCGGCAAACCAAAGCTGGCCGGTCGATACTTTCTGCGCATCGTCTATCGTCATGTGCCTGCCGCGCGCTACCGCCGCGGTAAACATCGTCGCGGCCTCATCTACAATGCGTTGTTGGTCAGCTAGCTGTGCGGTTGTAAGACTATCGCCAGCTCCGGCGCCCTTGAGCGGGGAGCTCCGCAACACATGCACCTTGATACCGGCTGCCGCGTCCGCGGCGCTCGCATCCTCGATCACCGAGTAAACACCGATTGAGCCGACCATCGCCGCTTCATTAGAGCTCAACCTCGAGGCTTGCGATCCAATCCAGTATGCAGCAGAGGCAATCAAATCACTCGCATGGGCGATAGTAGGCTTTAGGCCGGATGCCGCGGCAACATCATCCGCGAGCTCCTGCACTCCAGCGAGCGATCCCCCGGGTGAGTCGATATCGAGAGAGATAGATTTTACCGCATCATCCTCGACGGCTGCACCAAGGGCGCGCTGTATCGCGAGCGTGCTTGTGGCTGGCATGCCGAGCAGATCAAAGATGCAGGGTACTTCCTTGAGTATCACACCGGACACACTGATATGTGCAACGCCGTCTCGCAGATCATAGAGCGGCCGGTCGGTGTTAGACCGCGCTCCCGCTTTTGGCCTTGCAGCAGTTGCTTCTTGAGCAGCTTTCAGCGTATCCGCTGGTATTTTTTCGAGCGCCAGGGCGATAGAATCGGCGAGGGCTTGCAGTTGTATCGGGTCCATAGCCCATTGGCGGGACGTTAAATAGCTGATAACTGCTCGCGAATTCATGCGGCTTGCTCCTCGCCTTGGTTTTCGTTCATTGGCATCGATTCAGCCGGGTGTTCCTGGTTGCGTTGCTCGCGCGTTGGAAGTATCGGGGTCGGTACGCGCGCGGGCAGCTCGGTGTCAGGATCGAAGTCATCAAACTCTAGGGCTTCGCGGATAGCGTTTTCCGTGCGGCCGTCACGCCGCACAAGCCCAACGTTCGCCGCGTTAATCATGAGCGGGATACGATCGGCCCAGTTAGCAGTTGGTAAATTGCGAACGACCAAGGTTGGTATATTTACGGCATCGCCATAATTGAGCTGCACGATCCGCTTTACTGGCGACCACCCATCATAGCCAAGGTTCCAGCCCGCGGCGATGAACCGTGCATGCGCGAGCTCTGCGAGATGATATTTACCTTGCTGAGTCGAACCCAAAGCATAAGATCCGCTCTTGCCGGTGAGTCCCAAGAGCATAAATGCCGCCGAGACGTTAAAGGCGATATCTTGATTGCACTGCGAAATAGCGGCCTCAATATTACTGCCATCACTGATCGTCGCCCCCTCCCATTTGAAGGTCCAACCATTATCAAGTACAAGATAACCGCGGGCATTCGCGCGCATCTCTTCAAGTATTTTCTCTACGGCGTCAATATCATCATCTGTTGCAACCTCGGGAGCGATTGCAACCGGTACTGGTAATGCGAGGCGCTCATGCTTCATCGCAGCAAGCGTTTGAAACGCCATCTTCATCTTCCATGGGGCGTAGGCACTGCGCAGGATCGCGAAGCCCTCGAAGTTGGCACCGTCTTGATCCCAAGTCCAACGAAGCAACCGGTCTACAGGGATAGTCGGCCATCCGAGTTGCTCGGCATCAGAGCCATATAATTGCTGCACAATGCCAGCGATTTGAGAGGTCGATGTTTTAGATTGCAGCCATTGATAAACAGTCCAGCCGGGTACCTGATATATTCCCGTGGGCACGATTCCGCTACCGCCCCCGGGGTGCAGTGGGAATCTATCGGCCGGGATCGAACGGCTCTCGTCGGTCATCTCCGCGAGTGCAAAGCCGTTCATGCCATAATCTAAGATGATCCGCTTGGTGGCTTCGTGCCAGAGCAGACTATCTATGAGGCACCAAGTCATAAAGTCGGCGACCTCGCGGTCAATGGCGCTCGAGCTAGCGGGCTTGAAGCGCCATGTGCCAGCAAGCAGCGGCTCATATACATCGGCAAGAGATTGCCGTACGTGTAAATCCTTCATCATTTTTTGCGCAATGCCAGGCGTCCCAGGGCGGCCATACCATTTTGATCCGCGCAGCTCGGGATTCTGATCGATTGATTCAATGAAACCTGAAGTGATTCGCGTTCCGGAACCACTTAATCGCTTACCGCGCTCTGCCCGCGCCATCCTCGAGTTGGCCGCGGCGGCCATAGCTATCCCGGTACCGACTTGTGGGGCCAAAGAGGCAGGCCCCACAAGATTACCACCAACCAAGGCAAGCAATGCCGTGCTCCATACCATCGGCTATCGTTGTCATATATTTTGGTATTAAAAGTAAAGATAATCTTGCTAACTTTACTAAACTATTCGATTATGCGCCGCTTATCGCGCCAGGCGTTTGGATCTTGGAGTATCTCATTGACAACCATCCGTTGTAAGTAATAATGTCCAGTAATATCTTGCCGCGCCAGAATACGGCCCTCTCTACACCAACGATACATGGTATCAATTCTTACTCCCAACAATTTCGCTGCATACCTAGCTCTTATTTCTCCGATGCGAGGTAGCGGCATTATGATCTCACCAGCTATTCTCGCCCAGCCGTCCGAAAATATTTGACGATCTGCGATCGGTTGTATGTTCTATTGGCACCGAGCTTTTTATGGTCGATGTCCGGCGCATGCGCTCCGCAATTGACGAACCTGCACGAGCATGCATTTGTAACTTCGCGATCATCCAACAACAACAGGCGATACTCTGCGTAATGTCCTTGTGCATAATACGCCGATTACGATCTGCTATCGTCGCCTTGCGGTCACTACTCTTGGGGGTCGCCCGCATCAATCCCTTAAACTCTTCTAGGATTTCAGTGCTCTGCTGCATGCGAATAGTCTGCCCTTCGATGCGACTCAGAAATAGATCCCACCCTATATCCGCAGCATCATGGTCCTGCTTCCACCCTCGTAACTTTCGCCGCCATTCGCCGGTATTTTTACGCAGCTCGCGGAGCATAATCGCAGGCCAGAGATAGTCAGGGTTATCATTGGCTACCGCCGCCTTTAGATCGACTTGAAAATCAACAAGGTGGGTGTAAAGCGGCAGCACGGTTTCAAGGGCTCGCTTCACTTCTTGATCGGGAACCTTGCGCGTGCCAGCACAACGGCCATGCCCCGGCCACCAAAATTCTAGGTAGCTAATATAAACGCGCTGCCATGGCACCTCACAATCAGGCTCCTCGGCCAAGATCACGAACGAGGTTTTTTCAACACTCATGCTTGTATCGAGAAACCCAACGCACGGGTGGGACGTGCCCTCTTCGTTGTGGAGGCTCGCGTCCATTGCTTGCTTAACGCTCGCTATACTGATCACGTCCTCACCCTTCCTCGTCCACTGATTCCCAAATTCTGCCGCCATATAATGGCGTGTCGATGGCAGCTTACCAAAAACACTCTCTAGGGCTCCAGATACTTTCGCGCTCTTGCGCGGATTGAGCGAACGGCCCCATTTCTCGCTAGTGAACAGGTGATAATTGGGGTGTGGGTTGGCCCCAAGCTCTTCAACGAGCTCATAGAGCCAGTCCTTTTCGGTGCCTCCAAGTATGCCCGCGGCGCTTGCCATGATAATACGTGGCCACCATTCGCCAAGCCGCTCGCCACACGTCGAGCATTTTACCGGTATCTTACCGGCCATCATCTCTAGCTCTTCAGGGGTAAGTTGCACGTGGCCATTTGGGCATTCATAACCATGCATGGCGTTGACGCTGGGCAATAATGCGATCACGGTACGGGCCTCGATGTCTCGAGCTTCATCAATAAGTATATGCGTGCGGCGCCGTCCGGTAATGCTACCGTGGCTCGCGGCGAGCACCTCCATACGGCTTCGTGTTTTGGGCACCAAGATCTGCGGTGGTGTGCCATATACCTCGCAGCGAGAGCGCAGGGCTGGCGCCTGCTTGATCGCTTCATTCCACGTCTCTTCGAAAATCTGCGCACCCTGATCCTCGGATGACCATAGCGCGGCAATGCTTTTGTTGCGCCCCTTGAATATCGTTGCGAGTGAGTACCCCATGAGATTAAACGTCTTACCGTCACCGCGATCGAGATTGAGTATCGTGACCAAGATTGGCTCAGCGACTAGTCCGCCACATTCGCACCTAGTTGTAGGATTGTCCGCCGGATGCTCAATGATCTCACCCGCATGCCCCAAGCAATCCTTGCAATGGTCAGCATCATCGCGGCGCCAAAGCTTGAAACCATCGGCGGGAAGCCAAAATTCTGACTCAACCCATTCACGGCCCTTGAGCGACCAAGGCACGCCCTCTTTATTTTTAATATATTTTTTTGCGAATGCTATTTTGTCGGCGAGGGTCGGCATCCGCTAGAACTCCGTGTCATCTTCCTTCACGCGCTCAGTCACGCGCAGCATTTCAAGCCATTTGCGGTATTGGCTGCTAGCGGCGATGAGCGCCTTCTCCTCATCCACCGTACGCGCCCTGCCATCGAGCTCACGCAACTGGCGAGAGAGCTCGGTCGCACGCACAGCGGCGAGATGTTTCGCAGTTTGATTCAAGAGCGGGCTACCAATTTCGAGTTGATTGCAATGTTCTTTGTCCCCGCGGGTCCATTTGGAGGAGCGGGGCGCCTTCGTGCATCGCGCATATTTACCGCGCCTCTTGCGCTCCTGTCCATCACCAGTCGGCATGCCTTACCTCGAAATCCCTAGAAAACAGCATTATTGCGAGCTGAGCCTAACTCCTCACAGGGTAGGTCCTCGGGTAATTTTGACCGGGTAGTATGGCTTATCATCGCGAGACCATAGGTCTTTACATCTATCTCGCTGCCCACTGAGCTTCGACCTTCGATCTCGGCCGCTATCAGCGTTGTAGCGCCACCCGCGCATGGGTCTACCACTAGCTGCCCGGGCTTAGAATAATCGCGTATGATAGCCTGCATGAGCCATAGGGGCTTAGCACCAGTCGTGATACGCTTACTGCGGTCATGGGCGTTCTCACCCTTGTCGAAGTTCTGCCCGACATAGGCACCGGTATGTTTTATATATCTTGCTATGCAAAGTTTGCGTACCAGTATGCAAAGTTTGCGTACCAGCACGCAATATTGGGTAGTTAGATGTATGCAATTTTTTCTCCTTGACAGGTTTGGCATTATGTGGCCCTTCTTTCTCCCACCTCTGGCGTGGGGAGGGGCGAGGACGTGCCCTGCCGTTGCTAGTTCGCTCTCCGAGTGGCAGCGAGTGATAAGGATTATCTCTCGATGGCATCACTACTCTCATCGCTATGGATATCCAGTAGACGTTTGCCTAATGCGATATCATTAGCCTTGATAGCATCCTTGATTGCCTCGGGTGTAGTTAATATCACTGACTCATACCCCAACCGCGGGTAAACTTCTTGCGGTGTCTCTCGGTACCCGCACTTGTTACACTGATAGACGACCTGGAAGAGCGGCGGCGGCACATACTTCTCGGTTGAAACCATTTCCCCACCGCAATCGCACATCAGGTGCTCAATGTAGACTCGGGCGGGCTCACGGGTGATGTGGGTCATGGCCTTGCCTGCTGCTGTGCTTGTTGCTCCTTGGTCCATTGCTCAGCCAGCCTACGCACGAGCTCACAACTGGGGATGATAAGCGGGTCACAGCGCCTGGGGGCCTCGCCCAATGCGGCTTCAATGGCTGGCGCAGCAAACCCGTGCAAATGATACCACCAGAATGTCCCCGATTGTGGGTGGACCATGACCGCGGGGTACAGGGATAGCATGTGCTCTAAGAGCGTACCGAACCACGGGGGGGCGGGATCGTAATGACGAAGTATTTGCCCCGGCTCCAGAGGTGTTAAGGGGTGGGTCGGGCCCTCGAGCGCAGGGGCCTGTTTATCGGCGTTTTGAGCCTCATTAGCGGCCTTTATTTCGGCCATCGCTTTCATTACCTCTGGTGAAGGCGTTATACCCATCATGTTCTCTTCCATAATTTTGTGGCCCGAGACGGCATCTCTTATCCCTTGGGTTATCGCTTCACTTGGTTTCTGCTCTGCCTCGCTCATCTTTTGGTTCTCCTCTTTGCCTAACTGACCATTTTCCTAGCTCCCAAATAGCAACTCCCAACCATGGCAACAATATCCCCATGGCAATATAGACCCAAGTGCTCATTCAGCGCTCATTGCCATCGGTTTATTCTTGCTCCCAGGTGGGCGGCCGCGGTGAGACTTCTTGGTGCCAGATTTCAGCTTCGCCCAATATAACTGCATCCGTTCCTTTGCCGCCCTGCGTTTTGCCGGTGTCCAGCTCGCTGATTTTCTTGTAGATACAATTCCCACTCTGCCAAGATAGCCACGCGCCCTTAGTGTGCCTTCCCATTTGTTTTTGACTTTCCCACCCAACAATTCAGCGATGGCTCGGGTGGTTGCTGTTATGTTTTGCTGCTCGGCTTTAAGGACCAAGAGCGCTTCTTGTAGACTTTGCATATTCATGTTTTTGCCTTGTTTGTTGTTTTACATTGCTGCGTATCAAATTCACCGCACAGCCCAGTTCTCGCCCGTAAACGAGTTTTCAGGAGGGGGGTCGCCGCTTGGGTATTCATCCACCCCGTCACCTTCGCCAGTTGCGTCGCTCATGCCAACGGCTGACGAAGTAGGGGTATCTGCAACTGCGTCCGATATCGGGCGGTACGGCCAAAGTGCGCAAGTGGTGGTACTCGGACAGCGCTCTGTCTGCTGTTTCCAGGTTCCACCGGCTAACTTGTCATAACAATAATCGCGACACTTGGCGTTAATAGCTTGCTGCCTAGTAAGATTACCTTTCATGTTTTAACCTCTTTCCTTGCTTCTCGCTCCTCGACCCCTAAGCATCCGCAGCAATACTTGTCGGGGTGTGGGCGCTTTTCGACTGGTGGCCTCGCTGGCTCAAAGTCATGGCCGCACTTGCCACGTACCTCAGGCTTAAACTCATTGGTCGCTGCAACCATGTGCCACGTACCTATGCGGTCAGGGGCGTAGAGAGCCGCGGTCATTCTTGCGCCTCGGGGTCGTACACGATGGGATTTAGCGATTCTATTTCGCTATGTCGTTTGGCCAGCTCTTCGCGATTAGCCATCATCTCCAACGCAAGCACGCGATCTTGAAGCAAAGTAATTCTCTCATCCTGGTGGTTTAAACTTCTCACCAGCAACGAAACCATTTCTTGAAGATATGCGCCTTCGTTCATGCTATTTTCTCCTTCCGCCCCACTGGCGTGGACCCAATCGCTAGATGCAGAATGAAAGAATCTAGCGCCACAATAGCCAGTAAAATAATGAATATTAGCATGGCATCCCTGTATTCATTTTGGCGGCGCCGCCCGGCTCAAGCTCATCCGCGATAAGCTCCAGGTTGTCTGCCTCGCGGGTGAGCACTAGCTCGAATGCTTTCGAGTCGCCGCGGGTCATCTTCGGCAGTTGCCCGGCCCAAGCGCGGTGACGATCGACGCTTTCGCGTAGAGCGGCGCTGACTTGGTGGGGGTTCAAGGCTTAACCTCGATGACTTCGATACGCATTGACCGCGCTTTCTTGACTAAATTTGCTGTGCCCTTCCCGCCAGGAAACGCGATCACAAAATCTGGTTTGCCCTCAACCAGCATGCGACAGTTGCGTATCGGACCCGCGGCTTTGCCGTATTTTTGCCAGTCAGCTCTAAACCCGAGTGCCTTTGTGCGTGGCTCGCGTTTTATTTCTGCTAGCATTTCGGCAACTAAGGCAGCCTCAGAATCAACACCAGTTGCGCAGCCATGAATGACAACAGCAAACGGTCCGCGAGTGGCGTCGAGATCACTCAATGTGTTCCAAACAAAGTCACGGTTGGTAAAATCGCGACCGCCGCAAACCAACACTCGCTTTCCAATGACCTCACTCATACCGCCCTCGATGCTTGTACCCCAAGGTCGTCAAAAACCCGATCGCATCCGCCGCCCCCAAGGCCACGCGAGTGCACCAGCCAACCGCCGCCAAATCCTCTATCCATTGCTTTTGCTCCGCCGAGAGCTTGCCCCCGCGAATGCGCTTGAGCTCTATGGCCACACCGCGGTACTCGGGGTGATTGGGCGATGGGGTCAGTACAATCAGGTCAGGAAAACCCTTTCGCATTCCTTCGGCCCGGAGCCTCGCAGCCGTGGCGAATGACCGCTTGCCTTCATTCGGACAATGCACCCAAAGCACCCCAGCATAATCTAGCCATTGCGCGAGTATGCGCATCTCCTGAGCTTCGGTAGGCGCTAGACTAATCCACCCTACAAGCGACGCGGGGGGCTTACTCGCCGGTGCGGTATTAATCGGCATCATCATCGGCCTTCTCGATGGCGTTTAGCTCGATTTCCTGCTCGTTCACCGTACTTTTCGCTCATTGTTCTTTCACCGCCGCGATCGCTGCTTTGGTTCGGTGGGGTTTTGCCGTGAGTGTGACAGAATAGATCCCTACTTTCGCCTCCGCGGTCTTCGGCTTAAATTCAAAGCTAGCTTGTTTTACGGTAAATTTGATCTCGACCAACCCGCGCACCGCATCATCCAGCACCGACTTCAGCTTCTTGCGATTAGGGTCGAATGGGATTTTAAGATATGCGACGACCCGCGGCTGACCGTCTACCGTCTCGATCTTTGTCAGTTCGGGTTGCG